CTTTGATGCGGAGGAACTTAGGACCATGTTCATGGAAATCATCATCACCTCTTACATATAAGGCTAAATGGACCATTTCATGGAGAAGGGTTTGAAATATAGTAGTAAAGTAACCACAAGAACCAGAACTTATTTGAATTTCCATCTCATGCTCATCAAAACATCCATAGATGGTAGGATCTTTAATAACTTTAAAACTAACTTTAGAAGATTTAGGCATTGGAAGCGTGTTGAATGGTGCCATCTGGCATGCCATGTTATAAAGTATCTCTAGATTCTTAGAAGTAAGAGTAGTTTTCATAACTCATTGTACCAAAAAAGCACTTGATTAATATAACAATTTACTATATATTGGCCGCAATAGCTGCAAATAAATTTCTAGGATGTAAACAGCGACATTTTATGGCAATAACCATCATTCCAACGGCAAATATTCCGCTTCCTGATGATTTTGATTCGGAAGAACCCACTACATTAGAGCAAAAAGTTAAAGTAGCGGCTAAAACCATGCAAGTTTTAGACGAAGCAGGTGCAGAAATACCAGTTTCTACACAAGAAAAGAAAGAAGCTGAAGAAATATTTAAAAATTTTACTAATCCTGATATAACAGCTCCATTTAATGCCGCTACTAAACAAGCTTTGAATGTTCCGGCTACAGTTCAGCATTTATATGCGATGCTTTCAGATTATGATCATCAAGTTGTACAAGAAGCCGTCCAATTGAGACGGTTTGTTACAAATAAACTTATAGAAGATGCAGGATTATCAGATCCAAGACATAGATTAAAAGCATTAGAGCTATTAGGTAAGATAAGTGATGTAGGTTTGTTCTCAGAGAAGACAGAAATCACTGTTAAAAATTTAAGTCAGACTGATTTAGAATCAGAAATAAAAACAAAGCTTTACAAGATATTAGGCAAGACTGCAGTTATAGATACAACGTTTGAAGTTGTAGATGTAAAAGACATAACACCAGACATATAATATGGCTATTGAAATAACAGGCGTCACCGATGCTGAAATAGATAAAGCTCTAGCTAATATTGCAGTATTACCTAAAGCAGAACAGATGCAACTGTTAGCAGCATTAGATGAATTAGAAAAATCTCAAACCGTTGAGAAAAGACAAAATACTTTTTTGGAGTTTGTTAAACATGTTTATCCTGGTTACAAAGTTGGCGCACATCACAAGCGATTGGCTCAAATCTTTGAAGACATTGCTAACGGGAAAAAGAAACGAGTTATTGTTAACATTGCTCCGCGACACGGGAAATCAGAACTCATCTCATATCTGGCACCGGCTTGGTTTTTGGGTAAGTACCCGCACAAGAAGATTATTATGGCATCTCATACAGCTGACCTTGCTGTTAACTTTGGACGACGTGTTCGTAATCTTGTCGGTTCTGATGCTTATAGTGATATCTTTCCTAATGTAGAACTACAAGCAGATAGTAAATCAGCATCTCGTTGGGGAACAAATCATAATGGAGAATATTTTGCTATTGGTGTTGGTGGTGCCCTCGCTGGTCGCGGGGCTGATTTGTTTATCATTGATGATCCACATTCCGAGCAAGACGCCAAATTGGGACGAGCGGATGTTTTTCTGCCTGCTTGGGAGTGGTTTCAGTCTGGCCCAATTCAACGTCTTATGCCTGGGGGCGCGATCATTGTTGTAATGACTAGGTGGTCTAAGCTAGACTTGACCGGCCAAATAGTTAACCAAATGATAAAGCAAGACGGAGTTGACGATTGGGAAGTCGTTGAATTTCCAGCGATTATTGAAGACAAAGAAGGTAACGAAGCTTCACTTTGGCCTGAGTTTTGGCCACTAGAAGAATTACAGGCAAAGAAAGCAGCACTAGATGTACGATACTGGAATGCTCAATACTTACAGAACCCAGTCTCAGAAGAAGGTGCCTTAATAAAACGTGAGTGGTGGAAGATATGGGAGGACGAAGTGCCACCAAGTTGTGAGTTTACAATCATGTCTCTTGATGCTGCACAAGAAGCTAATACTAGAGCGGATTATAATTCGTTAACTACGTGGGGTGTCTTTTTTAACGAAGAGACCAATAATTATAATATAATACTACTAAATGCTATTAAGGAAAGACTAGAGTTCCCTGAGTTAAAAGAGTTAGTACTTCGAGAGTACAAGGAATGGGAACCCGACGCACTCATAGTAGAAAAGAAATCTAACGGAGCCGCTCTCTATCAGGAAATGAGAAGGATGGGTATTCCGCTGGGGGAATTTACGCCTGGAAAAGGTCAAGATAAGATTAGCCGCGTTAACTCCGTGGCAGATCTCTTCAGATCTGGTATAGTGTGGGCTCCTGATAAAAGGTGGGCACACGAGTTGATTGAGGAATGTAATGACTTCCCATCAGGTGCAAACGATGACCAAGTGGACTCTACCACTATGGCATTAATGAGATTTAGACAAGGTGGGTTCATAAGATTACCTAATGATGAGCCTGAAGATATACCAGGGTTTAGAAGTTCTAGGAATAAGTTGTATTTAGTTTAAGGATAAACATATGGCAATAGAAAAAGGTTTAAGTCAAGCTCCTCAAGGGCTACAAGAATTAGCAGAAGATCAAAATGCGCTTGCCATTGAGATTGAGAATCCAGACTCTGTCACATTAGATGATGGCAGCATGGAGATTACTATTACTCCAGGTAAAGAAGTTGATGATGAGTTCAATGATAACTTAGCAGAAGATATGGATGAAGGTCAGTTGACAGAGTTGTCAGGTGATTTGATTGGTGAATACGATGCCGATATTAATTCAAGAAAAGATTGGCTAACTACATATGTTGATGGTCTAGAACTATTAGGTCTTAAAGTAGAAGACAGAACAGAACCATGGCCAGGTGCATGTAACGTGTACCATCCACTCATGACTGAAGCGCTAGTGAAGTTCCAAGCAGAAACTATGATGGAAACTTTCCCAGCTGCAGGTCCAGTCAAAACACAAATTATTGGTAAACAAACAAAAGAAAAAGAAGACGCAGCAGAACGAGTTAAAGATGATATGAACTATCAGTTAACTGACTGCATGCCAGAGTATCGTCCTGAGCATGAAAGAATGTTATGGGGTCTAGGCTTAGCAGGTAACGCGTTCAAGAAAGTGTATTACGATCCTAACTTAGAACGTCAAGTTTCAATGTATGTTCCTGCAGAAGATATTGTAGTTCCATACGGTGCGTCATCATTAGAAATGGCAGAACGTGTTACTCACGTCATGCGTAAAACTAAGAATGAGTTACGTAAACTTATGGTGGCTGGCTTCTACAAAGATGTAGATTTAGGTGAACCGTTCCTAGATGTAGATGAAGCAGAGAAAAAGATTGCTGAGAAGATGGGCTTCAACCCAACGGAAGATGATCGCTATAAGATTTTAGAAATGCATGTTAATTTGGATCTTGAAAATGGAGATTCAGAAGATGGCATAGCATTACCATATATTGTAACTATTGAAAAAGGTACAGGTACTATATTAGCAATAAGACGTAACTGGAACCCTGAAGATAAGAAACAATTAAAACGTCAACACTTTGTTCACTATGGTTACATTCCAGGCTTTGGCTTTTATTGCTTCGGCTTAATTCATTTGATAGGTGCCTTCGCAAAATCAGGTACTATGATCTTACGTCAACTTGTAGACGCAGGTACTCTATCGAACTTACCAGGTGGTATGAAGTCAAGAGGACTTCGTATCAAAGGTGATGATACTCCAATTGCTCCAGGTGAATGGAGAGATGTTGATGTACCATCAGGTGCTATCCGCGATAACATCTTACCGTTGCCATATAAAGAGCCTTCACAAGTTCTTAATCAATTGATGAATCAAATCATTGAAGAAGGTAGAAGATTTGCTTCAGCTGCAGATATGAAAGTATCTGATATGAGTGCTAACTCTCCAGTAGGTACTACGTTAGCTATTCTCGAGCGAACTCTCAAAGTAATGTCAGCTGTTCAAGCGCGTATTCACTATGCGATGAAACAAGAGTTTAAACTATTAGCAGGTATTATTCGTGATTACACTCCAGAAGAATATTCATACGAACCAGAAATTGGTGATAGACGTGCTAAACAATCTGATTATGATTGCTGTGAAGTTATTCCTGTATCAGATCCTAACGCAGCTACAATGTCTCAAAAAGTTGTGCAATATCAAGCAGTTATGCAAATGGCACAAGCTAATCCACAAATCTATGATCAAGTAGAATTGAATAGACAAATGCTTGAAGTATTAGGAGTTAAGAATATAGGTAAACTTATTCCCAGTGCGGATGATAAAAAACCTAAAGATCCTGTATCTGAAAATATGGACATCATTAATGGTAAACCTACTAAAGCATTTATATATCAAGATCATCAAGCACACTTACAAGTACATATGGCTGCTATGCAAGATCCAAAACTTATGCAAATGATGAGTCAAAATCCTATGGCGCAAACAATTCAAGCTGCAGCGTTAGCTCATATTAACGAGCACATTGCGTTTGAGTATAGAAAACAACTAGAAGAACAATTAGGTGTTCCATTACCTAAACCTGATGAAAACTTACCAGAAGATGTTGAAGTTGAGTTGTCTAGATTAACTGCAGCAGCGGCACAAAAATTATTAGCTAAAGATCAAGCTGAAATGCAACAGCAACAAGCTCAACAGCAACAACAAGATCCGTTGATTCAAATGCAACAACAAGAGTTACAGTTAAAAGCTCAAGATTTACAAATTAAACAGCAAAAAACTCAAGCTGATATTGCGATTGAACAACAAAGACTTGAACTTGAAAAAGAAAAAATTGCATCACATGAAAGATTAGAAGGTGCTAAGTTAGGTGCTCAAGCTACTCAGCATAAACAAAAATCAGAAACTGATAAAGTTGTTCAAGGAATTAAATTAGGTATGGATGCTGAGTTTAAGAAAAAAGAATTTCAGCTAAGAGAAAAGGATCAGAATAAACAACCACAGGAGTAATACATCATGGACCAAACGCTAGAGCTATTATTGTCTCGAATAGAGGATCAGCGCAAAACAGTTTTAAATAATTTAGGAGACGGAGCAGCAAAAGATTTTGCTTCGTACCAAAATATGGCAGGATATATTCGAGGTCTATCCGTTGCTGAAAGTTTAATAAAAGACCTTGCACAAAGAATGGAGACATACGACGATGAGTGACATACTCACAATGAATAAAAATCTGTTAGATGCAAATGGTCGACCGATTATTATTCCAAAGCTTGAAGATGTAGATGCAGAAGATATACCGATTGAAGAACGTGGTTTACAGTTACCGGAACCTAAAGGATACAAACTCCTTTGTGCAATTCCTGACGCTGCAGAAACTTATCAAGGTGGTATTGTAAAAGCAGATTCAACTAGAACTATAGAAGAACATTCAACTGTAGTTTTATTTGTAGTAAAAGTAGGTGACCTAGCTTATAAAGACGAAGCCAGATTTCCTACAGGTCCATGGTGTAAAGAGGGTGATTTTGTTTTGACACGTGCATACGCAGGTACAAGATTTAAAATCCACGGAAGAGAATTCCGCATTATTAACGACGATACAGTCGAGGGGGTTGTTGAAGATCCTCGTGGCTATACTCGCGCATAAGGAGTAATATATGGCTGAGCAAAAAGAAACCGAGATAGTATTTGAATATCCCGATGACATGGAAGTTTCAGGAAATAAATTGCCTGATGAAAAAGAAGTTTTCATTCAAAAAGAAAAAAATGAAATAAAAATAGAAACAAAAGAAGATGATATTGATCTTGAAATTACAGACGATGACATCCCCGCTGCTGATAGAGGTAAAGAACCCTTACCTAAAGAAAAAGTAGAAGAATTAGAAAATGACAATTTAGAAGATTATTCTGAACGTGTTAAACAAAGAATGGCGCAGCTTAAAAAAGTTTGGCATGACGAAAGACGTGCTAAAGAAGCTGCTGACAGAGAACGAGAAGAAGCAGTTAAATATGCAAAACAAATTGCTGATGAAAATAAAAAATTAAAAACAACTTTAAGTTCTGGTGAAGAAGAATATATTAAAGCTGTAAGTAGTTCATTAGAACATCAGTTATCTATTGCTAAACGAGACTATCGTGAAGCTTATGATTCTGGTGATACAGATAGAATTATTGAAGCTCAGTCTAAGATGAATGATACGCAAATGCGTTTGTCTCAGATGCAACAATATAAACCTCAGTATAAAAACACTTTACAAGAACCTGAAAAAGATGTATATATACAAGAAAATAGACCTCAAGTTCCAAAACCTGATTCAAGAGCCTTAAATTGGCAAGAAAAGAATGATTGGTTTGGTAAAGACGAAGAAATGACTAGTCTTGCTTTAGGGGTACATGAAAAATTAGTTAGAAGTGGTATAGATCCCACATCTGACGAATATTATCGTCGTATTGATAGTACGATGCAGAAACGATTCCCAGAACACTTTGGGGATGCAACGCTAGACGAGGACCAACCCGCCCAGCGCACTAAACCTTCGAATGTTGTTGCTCCGGCCACGCGTAGTACCGCGCCTAAAAAAGTACGATTGACGAAGACACAAGTCGCGTTAGCCAAGAAATTTGGTCTAACACCGGAACAATATGCAAGAGAAACTTTAAAATTGGAGAACGCAAATGGATAATACAAGAGTAGATCGTGAACAAGATA